GACCATGAACGCTGAAGATGTATTCAAAGGCGGTATTTTAAAAGAAAGAACTGATACTGGTAGAATTTATCTTGTATTCATCGATAACGTTATGAATCAGGGCCCATTTGATCCAGAATATCATACAATCTATCAAAGTAACTTATGTTGCGAGATCCTTCTTCCCACGAAGTCATTCAAGCGGTTGGATGATGATAAGGGTAGGATTTCCCTCTGTACGCTGGGGAGTATAAATTGGGGGAGTTTTAGGCACCCTGAAGACATGCGCCGTGCTTGTCGTATCCTTCAGCGCAGTCTTTGTAATATATTGGATTACCAAGACTATCTCTCTATTCAATCTAAACTAAGCAACGATGAAATCAGTCCATTGGGCATTGGCGTAACTAATCTTGCGTACTGGCATGCCAAACGCAATCTACAATATGGTTCTTCAGATAGCTTACAAGAAGTTAAAAGTTGGATGGAACATCAAGCATATTATCTAACAGAAGCCACAGTTGAACTTGCCAAAGAACGTGGTAAATGTTTAGACAGTGACAAAACATATTATGGTCAAGGTATATTCCCTTGGGAACGTAGAGCAGAAGGCGTTAATGAATTAGCAGACTTTGCTCCTGAATTAGATTGGGAATCATTACGTACAGACATGAAACAATATGGAGTACGTAACGCAACATTAATGGCAATTGCTCCTGTTGAAAGTAGTAGTGTTGTTATTAATAGCACAAATGGTATTGAATTGCCAATGAGTTTAATCAGTGTTAAAGAAAGTAAAGCTGGTAGCTTAACACAAGTTGTTCCTGAATATCAAAAACTTAAAAACAAATATCAATTAATGTGGGAACAGACAGACTGTATTGGTTATCTAAAAACGGCAGCAGTATTGGCAGCATATGTCGATCAAAGCATTAGTACAAATACTTTCTATAATCCTGCACATTATGCAGATCGTAAGGTACCTACAACATTGATTGCTAAGAATTTAATGAATTTCTATCATTGGGGCGGAAAATCACTATATTACTCACTTATAAATAAAGCCGGTAGTAAACAACAAGAAGATGTGATTGATGCACCACTGGAAGTAATTGACTTTGATGACCAAGAAGATTGCGCCGCCTGCAAACTTTAACGAGAAAATAGTATTATTATTGTCTAATAGATAAATAATAGTATGAATTACAAAAAACACTACGATAAACTTATGGAAAGAAGCACACAGAGAACACTAGAGGGATATGTTGAAAAACATCATATTATTCCTCGGTGTCTTGGTGGTACAGATGATATCACAAACATAGCAATACTAACTCCGGAAGAGCATTTTTTGGCACATCAGTTATTAGTAAAAATGTATCCGAAGTCTTCGCCGTTAGTAAAAGCAGTAGTGATAATGACAGCGCATCAAACTCAACAACGAGCGAATAACAAATTGTTCGGTTGGTTACGAAGGAGAGCGTCAATTCAGCAAAGACACTGGTTACTTGAAAATGGTCATCCTAAAGGATTTTTAGGAAAAACGCATGATAAAAGTAATATAGACAAGATAGTATCGGGCATCAAACAAACCGCATTAGAAAAGAGAGTTGAAGTTCATGCGTATAACTTAGATGGCTCATTTTATAAATCATATGGTTCTCTAATTGAATGTGCTAAAGATTTGAAAACTAACGCATCAAATGTTAAGTATACCGCAGAAGGAAAATTTGCATATTGCAAAGGCAAGCAACTACGATATGAATTAACTGATAGCATCCCTGCTTATGTAAAACCAGTTCATCCATTAGTTGGAAGAGTCCGCACAGAAGAACATAAAAAAAATCTCAGAGAATCAATGAAAAATAGACCAGCTAGGACAGCAGAACAAAATGCCCATCATAGCATGAAAATGAAAGAATACCACGCAAGGAATAAAAAATAAATGAGTAAACAGCAATATGATTTAACATCTGGATCTGACTATTTGAACAGAAAAATGTTCTTAGATCCAGCGGGCCCGGTTGTAATACAAAGGTTCGAAGAGGTCAAGTATAAAAAGATTGCTGACTTTGAAACAACAGCACGTGGATTCTTTTGGGTACCAGAAGAAATTAGTTTGACAAAAGATAGCCAAGATTTTAAAGACGCAAGCGATGCCGTCAAACATATCTTTACAAGTAATTTGTTAAGACAAACTGCATTGGATAGTTTACAAGGTCGTGGCCCTAGTCAAATTTTTACACCAGTAATTAGTTTGCCTGAATTAGAGGCACTTGTTTATAACTGGACATTCTTTGAAACAAATATTCACAGTCGTAGTTATAGCCACATTATTCGTAACATTTATAATGTACCTAAAGATGTATTCAATACAATTCATGACACTCAAGAAATTGTTAACATGGCAAGTAGTGTTGGTAAATACTATGATAATTTACATAAATTAAATTGCGCCTACGAACTAGACGGAGATATCGCAGAAGAAGATCACATTAAAGCAATCTATATGGCATTACATGCAAGTTATGCATTGGAAGCATTTAGATTCATGGTGAGTTTTGCTACAAGTTTGGCAATGGTTGAAAATAGAATTTTTATGGGCAATGGTAATATTATTAGTTTAATTTTACAAGACGAACTATTACACAAAGAATGGACTGCATATATTATCAATCAAGTAGTAAAAGAAGACCCAAGATTTGCAAAATTAAAATCAGAATGTGAAACAGAAGTATACAACATGTATATGGACGTCATCCGTGAAGAAAAAGAATGGGCAGACTATTTGTTTAAGAAAGGTAGTGTTATTGGACTTAACGCAAATATTTTGAAAGATTTTGTTGATTACACAGCAAATAATGCTTTAAAAGATGTCGGCATAAAATATAATCAATCAGCACCAAAAACCACTCCCATCCCATGGTTCAATAAACATCAAAACACTGCCAATAAACAAACAGCATTACAAGAAAGTGAAAGTACAAGTTATGTTGTTGGCGTTATGAGCGACACATTAAATTACGATGAGTTGCCTGAACTATAAGTAGTTCATAAGATAATCTTAGGAGAAGAAAAATGAAAGCACTAGTATGGAGCAAAGAGTTTTGTCCTTATTGCGACCGAGCAAAAGCATTACTCAAACAAAAGGGTATTGAATTTGAAGAACGTGTGATTGGTAAAGGTTGGACTAAAGAACAATTAGTTGAGGCTATCCCAAACGCAAAAACAGTTCCACAGATATATTTGGGTGAAGAATATGTTGGTGGATATACAGAATTAAAAGCAAAATTTGACAAGGAAGGCACAGTATGAAATATGAAGTAGATCAGATTTATTCATTTAAATTGAATAGCGGTGAAGAATTAGTAGCAAAAGTTGTTAATGTTGACAGTAATACTATCACAATTAGCGATCCAGTAAGCATTGCCCCAACACAACAGGGCATGGGATTAGTCCCAAGCATGTTTACCTCAGAACAGCATGGAAATGTACAACTAAATACTAATAGTGTCGCATTAAGTGGAAACACTGATGAGTCAGTAAAAACTAAGTACATTCAAGCAACAACTGGTTTGACTGTACCTGATAAAAAAGTAATTATGGGATAATTAATGCCAGGATTAAGTCGCAAGGGAGATAAGAACACAACAGGTGGCGCTATACAATCGGGTGCAAGCACCGTGTTTTGTAACGGCATTGCTGTGGGCTTACATACTCCTAGTCAACTTACCTCGCACGATCCTAGTAGTGATGCAGCACATCAAAATGCAAAAACTACTGAAGGCAGTCCAACTGTATTTGCTGAGGGCAAACCTGTATTAAGAATAGGATCAGGCAATACATGTGGACATAAAATTAAAGATGGTAGTCAGGACGTTTTTGTACCATGAGTGATTCAGGAATACAAAGTCCATTAGGAGTTAACGTTGTTAGCTCCTTACTACAAAATCAGGGGTTTTATATAAACCCCAATGCCGCTGCATTAATGGGGTCAAGTACAAATAATGCAAACTATACTCCTGGTAGTATAGTAAACAATACTTGTTTAAAATGGGTAACATATGCAATTAATGCCGCATATCAAAATCTTGGTACTAATGTTTCCACAACAACATATGATAATTTAATATCAATTGGTGCACAAGCTATTCCCGCATTGGGCAATAGTAAAGCACCTACATATATTATTGATGACCCATCAGGTGTTTGGAATGGGCAAGCAACATCAGGTTATGCAGTACAAGGACCCACAGATCAAGGACAAAGTGCTACTTGGGTACCTTATTTGTCAGAAAATGTAAACGTTGGTGTAACTCAATGGGGTTATATTAGACTATTAGCATTACAAGCATGGAATGAATTTAATTGGAATGGTAAAACTACCACAGCTACAGTAACCGCAGGTAGTTTTGTTGTGGGTACTGTTTATACAATTTTAACAATAGGAAGTACAGATTTTACATCGATAGGTGCTACTTCTAATACGCCCGGTATCACATTTACTGCAACAGGAGTAGGTAGTGGATCTGGTACTGCTTCTTATACATATGTAAACAATACCAGCCCTCCCGAATATAAAGAATTTACATCTTCATTTTTAACAGCAGATAACTTTGTAAATTATTCTAATAACGCAATCACCGCTATTACTAATTCGCAAACCTTTCAACAAGGTACTTATAGTAATCAAAATGATTTAATCACAGGTGAATTATCTGGTGTTAGTTTAGCATTGCAAGATTTTGGACAAGACTTAATCAATTTAGGTAAAGCACTTAACATAGCACAAATTAATAAGTTTGGATTACCTTCTACATTATTACAATTAATCAAACAAAATAATGCACAAACAGCAAATTTAAACTTGGCATTGTTAGCATCAGGATTGTCTAATAACGAAATTGACGCCATTGCAAGTGGAAATATAACCCCTACCATAAATCAAGAACAACAATTATACAGTGCATTCCTTATTATTCAAGGGGCTGATCTTTCTGAAATATTAGTCCCGTTACAGTGTTTAACAAAGGGATTAACATCATTAGCTGATCTATTAAATGTTAAAAAACTATTTCCAATAAGTTACACAACATTAACCGTACCAATCTATAACACAACACCTGGACCTACAAATAGCAAAACATATTATTTGTTGTTTATAGAAGAACAATTAAATCCACAACTTATTGCTCCTGCTGTAGTAGCACAAGTTGCACCAGTTGTGCCGCCTGCTCCCCCACCAGTTGCATTACCAGTAGAACCAGTAATAATACCTTCTACTCCTGTTACACAAGCAGCAGCGGTAGCAGTCAACGCAGGAATAGGTCCTCCAAGACTTGGATATATAACACCAACGGCGGCAAATTAATATGGCAGACGCACTTAATTTTCAAATACCAACTGGCGGATATGGAACTTATTTACAAGGAATTCTTCCTGATGATCAAAGAGTATTGGCAGGTGCCTTTGCTACCGCTATGCAACAGATCAATAACATTAATCAAGTTGATTTACAAAAATTTGCACAAGTAGTTTTCTCAGGAGAGACCGTGCAAAACTTACCTCTTGTTAATGGTACTGATGTACCCACCGATGTACAATTAGCAGTAACTGCATTGGGCAACATAGCATTAGGTGGCGGTATATATGGTACATATACAATGTCAAATTTCTTTGGTTGTATGTCTGGACTACCTTACCCATTACAAGATATACAAAATGGTATTCAACAATTACAAACTACAAAATTAACAAACATTTATCAACAATTATATCTTGCTGTTAATTGGCAACAAGCTACAGCAACAGCAACAATAACATTATCAGGTGGTAATTATAGTCTTACAGGATTTACGATCAATAATCCAAGTGGTGGATATGGAAGAGGTACTGCCCCAGCCCCAACTGTAACTGTAACAGGTAGTAATAGTTTTAGTGCTACTGCTACAGCAATTATAGGTACTGATCCAAATGATTTAACAACATATGGAAAAGTAACAGGATTTACAATTACTGATCCTGGAACACAGACAGGCAATCCAGGTACAACTACAACACACATTCAAGCACCACCTACTGCTGTATTAGCTGTTAATACTGATGGAAGTGTAGCAACAGGTGGAACTAACACAACATATAGTACTACAGGTTGGACTGGTGCAGGCATAGGTATGGACGCAGTTGTACAAGATTATATTACACAAGCTGACACAGAAATTATCGCCATATCAGTAGCCAGTACAGACAATTTTAATGCGGCTAATACATTAAATACAAATTATAACATAACCGGTACTGCACTTAAACAAGAACAACGTGTTAGATATATTGCAATATCTCCTGTACCAATTCCGCGCAATAACTTTTTAAATATTTACCCAACTGCATTATATGTGTTTACTGATTCTATACCTTCTTTTGCGTTAGAAACTCTACCACACATGGCAGCACAAACATTAGAAAATATATCTGATTTAAATTTCACAGGTGGACAAAGTATAATTGGTGCTATGCGACAAGATAGAAACCAAGCAAGATTACAACAAGTTGGAATACCGTTAACTAACAATATACCTGATACTCCAACAGATTCACAAATTGCAGCGTTGATGCTAGGAGCTGAACCTGGAGTAACAGCAGCGTACCCAACACAACCAACCCCACCTGCACCAAATAATGATGCACCAACGGATGACATTGCGGCTTTGAAAGCAGAATTAGAATTTCTTAAAAAAGAAAAGTTAGAAAGGGATAGCAACAAAGAGTTGTCACCCGAAGAAAAACAAAAGGAACAGGAACTTTATGAAGCAGAACTAATCAACTATGCTGTAAAGGAAGGGAAAATGAAATTGGAAGACTTCGATAAATATAAAGAGGTCAGTAAAGCTAACGATGCAGATTTAGTTTTCAACGAATTTAAAAAAGAGTTCAAAGAAGATAACCCTGATATTGATGATGAAGATTTTGAAGATGAAGCTAGAAGGGAGTTTGAAAACAAAACAGG